CCAAAGAACGTGGCGTCCGTCACTTCAATGATTGCCTCCAACCGGAGCAAACATGGAGCCAATTACGCCTTTTTCGTGGTCAATCATGTGGGCCGACAGACCAGCCTTTGAGGACGTGTAGCCTTGACGGTAGTGGTAGCGGTCATGGCCTGCGAGGCTCGGCAATTGGTAGATGATTGCACCCTGCTTTTCAGTCACCTTTTGGTGGTGCAAGTGGCCGTGGAACCAAATGTGGTGTTCGCATTCGCCCCACAGTTTGCGTTGCTCGACGCTCATCATTTCTACGAGGTTCTTTGCTCCGTCGCCGTGAATGAAGCCCATGAGCGTGTTACCGTAGCGCAGGTATTGGCGCGTCTTGGGACTGACGATGACCTCGCAATCCTCGGCGTTCTCATAGACGGCGCTAAGATACATCATCAGGGCGATAGCGGACATGCGGTCGTGGTTTCCGGGCATGAACACAACCTCGACATCGGCAACCTGACGCAGCAGGTCAATGTGTTCGCGGGCAAGGGTGCAGCCGGTCATCAGGATTTCGGCAGGGCTACCGCACATGTCTTGCGGTGTGCCTTTGGTTGTGGTGCCCGCATCGGTATCAACGTGGAACCAATCGCTTCCTGTGGCGATGATGATTTTTTCGGGAGCGTAGGGAAGGCGTTCAATGAGTTCTTCCGTCTTAGTCATTAGACGAGCGCGTGCCTCATCGAAATTGTAGGTCTCGCCGACCTCATCTACCCATCCGTGCTTGCCCCAATGGAAGTCGGTAGGACTGATGACGAGCGCGTAGCGGTGTTGAGGCGTTCCGAGGCTAAGGCGCGGCACCTCATATGACCGCTCGACGGCCAATGACTTGAACTCATTCAGCACGTTGTTCGCAAACATGCGGTAGGACTCGGCGTCCTTTTCGATTTCATCCCACTTGCGCTTCTCGTATTTCTTGTGGAGCGCCTGTCGCCTACGGAGAATCAGGTCATCAACCAATTGCTCAGGCTCGCTAACCGCCACCTCTTCGTCGGTAAAGGGGTCCATGTCGTGCGTCCAATTGTGGCGACGGCGGTATTCGTCAAACCAAGTGCGGGGAATGCCGAACTCGCGTGCAATTTGGTTCATGCTCGCGGGCTTTCCGACCATGTTGGAATACGCTTCCTTCATGGCGCGGTGTCGCTCACCGCTAACGCGAATCATGTCTTCGGCGCACGACAGGAACGTGATGTAGTCGTCAGTCGCCTCGTCGTAATAATACCCCTTGCCCTCGATGTCTGCGTGATTGATGCCGCCTTCTTCTTTCATTTCGTCAGGGCGCTTGTTTTGCCCCGGTTGAAGCGGCACGTAGTCATCCAAACGCTGACGCACATGACGGTTGAGAAAGTTTTCCCAACCGCGCACAGACCGCGATGGGTCAATGTCGTGTAGGCGACGAGCGTTAGCCATCACCGAAAGGTTGCGGTCGAAGTTCTCAAGGCAAAAACGGATGGTGTCGGACCTGTCCATTACCTTAGTGACCCTTGGGTTGCCTTATCAACGTTGGGTGTAGGGGCAATTGTTTCCATATTTCGCACACCAGAAAAAAAATAAAACCGTTACACTACTCCACTATTACGATTATTCTTTTTTTTCTTCATTGATTTTTTAGGTTTAACTTCTCTTAACCTGAAATCCATATGAAACAAAAAAACAATTAACGCCAAACGCAAGACTGAGCGGCAACTAATTCTTTTCACGCAGACCAAAGCAAAAAAACAAATACACGACAGACGAACGACTAAATGTTGAGAAGACCTGTATTGGTTCATGGGGAGAGGGGTATATTGGCCGAGAGTTTGCACTTCACCGTTGGAATTGGAGGTGTTTTACTTCTGCTTGAATTACTGTTCTGGTGCGGGGTTGCGTGGTTTGCCGCCCGAAAAATCCGCCGATTGAAGGATGATTGATAAGTCATCCCTAACGTCAACCCTCTATGGGTCTGTTTGATAGGTTCAGGCGCAACGTTCAGGCCGAGGTCGCCCCCCGGCGTGTCGGAACCAACGTTTCGTTGAATGTTGCTGCCGGAATCCCGAACATTGTAGACGACACAGACAAGTTTCAACTGACTTCCAACTTTACGAACGAGTTTGACTTGTTCGACAACATGGTGAAGTTTGACCCCGAACTTAACGGGGCCGTTCGTTCGGTTGCCTTGACCGCAAACAATTACACGATTGACTACCGAGCGGCCAAGAATCAGCGCATTCGCGACGCTATTCAGATGCTCGTTGAGCGGGTGGACTTTGACGACATTCTCATCAACGCCATGCGGAACCTGATGGTTTACGGAAACGACGTAAACAAGATGGTCGGGCGTGCCGGTATCGGTATTACCGAGGTTACGAGCCTGCCTGTGCGGCAAATCACCATTGTTGACCACCGTGGAGCCGATGGAACGGCGTTTGCTGCAAATGAATACAATTACATTGCGACGAACGACCACTACATTCTGCGCGAGGGGCAATACACCCAAGAGGTGTTCCCCAAGGCCGAGGTTTTGCACTTCCGCATTGACTACCGTAGCAATTGGTTTACCGACACCAAGTCCCGCGTAACCTATGGTGTGTGGGGCGCGTCCCGGTTTACGTCGCTCAAGCAGGCCATTCGCGCCAAATACAACTCAATGAACAACCGGATTGCGCTTGAAGACGCGCTGACCAAGCAGTTTATCACAATTGATAAGTCGGCCATCGAACACATCACCGACCCCGACGAGCAGGCAGAACGCCTCGGCAAAATCATGGACGAGGTTATCAGCCTGTTTGAAGGTCTGCGCGGCGACCAAATGCCGATTCTGCCTTCCTACGTCACGCTGCACCACGTTGACTTGAACAACACCATTCCCGACAACACCGGCTTCCTCGACACCGTGGGTAGCAACATTGCTGCGGTGCTACACGTCCCTCGTGTGGCGGCAGGTCAGGAAAAGGGTTCGACGTTTGCAGCCACTTACAACGCAAACACATGGGCAAACACCGCGATTCGCCGCCTGCAACATGTGGTGCTTCAGGGCGTCCACGAACTGTTTTCCACACACTTGAACTTGCTCGGCATTGACCACAAGATGCAAGACCTTCCGCGCTTTGGATTTGAGCCTGTGGCCGAAGAATCCCTGCTTGACTCTATGCGCCGAGCAACGATGGGCTACCAAGCCGGAATTTTGACGCTCAATGACGCATTGGAAATCCTCAAGATGCCTGTTGTGCGGGAAGGACGAGGGCGACGCGAACCGAAAAACCAACCTAACGGACCTAACCCGACCTCCAACAGTCAGCCCGGTGCGTCAGACATGGCCGAAGGTTGAAACGTCAAACAATTCGTCAGTCAGTTAAGGAGGCGAATGCTTTGACTGTAAAGGACACCTTTAATGACCGAATGGTTAGAAAGACGGTGATTCCGGTCATTTACCTGTGGATGCTTGCCGCAGGTTCGGTAGTCGCTATGGGCATTTATCAGCCAGAAGTGGTTCTTGCTAATCTTGATGGATTTATCGCGCTCATTGCTATCATCGGCGGAACGGCCGCTCCCGCCCTCAACACCCTTATGCGTATGTGGGAATCGGAACAGACTTCTGAAACCGCAGAAATGCCTATTGATATGGAGCATCGCCGCGACCGCGATACCGCAGAACATGAACATCAAATGCTCATGGAATCCCGCTTGGAGCGGGCTTGGCCACCCACGGAGGAATGAAGATGCCCGACCCCCGGCCCGGTGAATCGAAAGACGATTACATGGAGAGGTGTATGGGAGATGAAAAGTCACGAAAGGATTATCCCAATCCGGCGCAACGCGCAGCGGTATGCACATCAATGTTTGAGCGTAAGGACGCAGCGCACCACGATGAGGAATACGTTGAGTCAGCGGAATATCAGGGACGCAAAGTCACGCTCAATAAGCCGTTTCGGACACCGGGCGGTCCCCGGAAGTTTGCGGTTTACGTTCAAAACGAGGCAGGGCGCGTAATCATTGTTCGCTTTGGCGACCCCAACATGGAAATCAAGCGCGACGACCCTGCACGTCGCAAGAACTTCCGCAGCCGACACAACTGCGACAGTCCCGGTCCCCGAACCAAGGCACGCTATTGGTCGTGCCGCCAATGGGAAAGCGGACGCAAAGTCGAAGCCTCAGAAGAACATGAGGCATTGGGCGACGAACTATGGTTCGACATTTGGAGCGAAAACGAAGGTGAAGTCATGGAAGGCATCGAAGAAGTCATTGAAGAACTTGTTGAAGCCGGTATGGAAGATTACATCTACTCTACCAAAGAAGGGGCAGAAAAAAAGTCCCGAGAGATTGGATTTGATGGTGCAACGCACATGGACCGCATGGCTGATGGAACGCCCATGTATTTCCCCGGACCTGATGAAGCGACCTTTCAACGTTGGTTCGACAAAAACGATTCGCACGAAGCCGCTGCTTCCGAATCATGTTGCTCTTCCTGTGCAGAACACGCAGAAGCCGAAGAGATTCGCAAGGACGTTTACGACAATCCCGGCGAGGCGACCAACCGCGCCAAGGAAATTGGTTGCGAAGGCGTTCATACCCATGAAGAAGCAGGTATGACTATTTTCATGCCGTGCAAAACGCACGAGGAATACGAAAAGAAGACCGGCGAAAAATTGGCTTCATACCACGACGATGAAGACGATAAAAAGAAGGTCAAGGCCGATACGTGCGGCATTGGTGAAGAAATGGGGGCTGACGGCATTTGCCGACCGGTCAACGTCACAATGGAAATTACGATTGATGAAGTCGTCGCAAAGGTTGAGGCCAAGAGCGGCATGTCCTACATCGAAATCAGCGGTATTGCTTTCCACGAAGGCATGAACAAAAACAAGTGGTCCCTTACACCCAAGGGTGCAAAGCACGCGGTTGACCAAATGCCCGGTGCAGACTTGACGCTCAACCATCCCCGTCCCCTCAAGGCCGGTGGATTCGACCGCAACATGAATGGTAGCGTTGATGAAGCCGTGGTTGGCGAAGTGGTCAGCGCATCCTACCATGAAAAGGAAGCAGGCTATGATGTGCGCTATACGGCCGTTGTGCGCCGCTCAGAACTGTTTGAAGCCCTTGAGTCAGGTATGTGGCTCCGACCCGGCTACGGTGTCTCTATCGGTGGCTACGGCGTCCCTATCAAGGCGGACGAAGATGGCATGGTGTTCGACACGAACTTCAAGTTTGACCACCTCGCAATTGTCCACAAGCCTGCCTATCAGCGTGCAAACATCGAAGTCGCTGAGAAAAAAACGGTCGAGGTCGAAGCCAAGCACGGTGGGCAACACGGCCGTCCCGGTCCCAATGACCCACGCAAGACTCCGGCCAAGCCAAGCGAGCGTCGTCGTGGCTCCAAGAAGAATCCACCCGGCTCCGCCAAGAAGCCCAACACCAAGATTCAGGTTAGCGAGGCTACCCGAAAGACCATCGCAAACAAAATGAGGGAACACAATGCAAAGAAGAAGGGTAGTCGTGCAAGCATGGGCGCTCTCCTTACTGTGTTTCGCCGGGGTGCAGGCGCTTTCAGCACTTCCCACGCCCCCAACATGTCCCGCAACGGATGGGGTATTGCACGAGTCAATGCCTTCCTGTATCTGCTCAGGAATGGACGACCAAGCAACCCTAACTACAAGCAAGACAACGATTTGCTGCCGAAGGGTCATCCCCGCGCCAAGCGAACCGCGAATGCCCAAACGCTTATACCACAGTCGGCAGGTGAGCATGGACAGACAAAGGAAGCGATTCCCATGAGCGACGAACACATTCCCGAAACCGAAATGGTCGAGGCGAGCGAGATGGAGGCCATTCAGGCTGAACTCATCCTTGCCCGCGCCGAGATTGAAAACTTCAAGGCGATGGAAGCCGCAAAGGCCGAAGAGTCCCGCCTTGCGCTCGTCGCCTCCGCTACCGAACTCGGCATGACCGGTCACGAAGACCTGTCCGAGTCCACCCTTGAATCCCTCATCGCCTCGTGGAACGCGGCTCACCCCGAGCCTGCGCCCGTCGAGATGAAGCCCGTGACCCCGGCCCCCGCCGTGGCGTCCGAGGCCCCCGTGACCGAGGTTGCTGAAGGCACCCCGGTCGTTGCGAACTACCTGAACGGCAAGATGGTCGAAACCCCCGAAGACCTTTACGCCCGTGGATGGAACGCTTGGGCCTCCGCTTGGAACCGAACCCTTAGCGGTGTCGAAATGGCCGACTCCCGCTTCCGCGCCCCTCGCTTTGACGAGAAGAAGAACTTTTGAGGTGATTTAGAATGGTAGCATTTTCAGCAATTGACCCTGTGAGCATGGACGTTTTGGCGTCCACCACCGTTAGCGGTGTTGGTTACCTTTTGACCAACAACGGAACGAACAACAACGTGGACCTTACCGCCGACGGTGAGGTTTGCATCGGTGTTTCGGCGGGCGAGTCCTCTCGCGACGCTGACGGCGTTCTCGAAACCTCGGGCGCTACGGTGTCCATGTTCCCCCTCGGCGGTGTGATGATGGTTGCCTCCAAGGCTTCCCAAACCTACACCACCGGCCTTCTCGTTTATGTCGGGGCCTCCGGCCTCGCCATTGACTCGAATGACGCATCGTCCAAGGTGCTTGGTGTTTACGTCGGCTCCGGCGAAACCACGAGCGCGAGCGACGGCGACCTCATTCGTGTGAACACCGCATCCCACGCAAACGCTTGAACCTAAAGGAAGTGAACAACATGAACAAGAGCCTTGAACAAATCCTCAACGTCGAAGCCGCTGCCGGTCCCTTCGGGACGGGTGACGCGGTTCTTGAGCAGACCCTCCGTGACTTCATCCAACTTCAGTCCGACCGCATCAGCGTCGGCACGAAGGTTGTCGGTAGCCGCACCGTCCCGTGGCTCGACTTCAAGTGGTATACCGGCGTGAGCGGTTCCTTTACCTTCCCGCTCGATGACTCGGCTACCGTTGACCCAACCAAGATTGGAACGGAGAACTACACCGTCCAACTCAACAAGGGTCAGGGTCGCTGCACCTTCCTCGACTCGGTTCGTCTGCGCGGTGAATCCTTTGAAAACATTGACCGTCAGCAACTCGCTATCGTGCGCGGCCTCGCCGACACGATTGATAACCTGATTCTCGACACCCTCCACGGTGGCGCGGGTCAGACGCAGGCCGCTACGGCGACCTTCGGCTCCGCGTCCGCTGACGAAGAAGCCGACTTGCTGAACGCGATGGACAAGATTTTCGAGAACGGTCGCGTGTCCGGCGACGAGCCAATGGCTCTCATCCTCCCGGCTCGCGCTCGCTCGGCTCTCTTGAACACCCAACTCTACGGAAACGTCGTGGAAAGCCTTGCGGACCACATGCGCCGTATCGCCAACCTCACCGTTTACTACACCCGTGACTTTACCGGCGGCACTTTGCTTCCCGGCAAGGCCACGGCGGCCATCGAAGACGACGCGGTTCTGCTCATCCCCGGCGCAGAAACGGCCGAGTTCTTCCGATACAACGGTCCCGGTTTCCAAGAGACTGAACTCACGCGCCTCCCCGGTGTCGGCTTCGATTGGCTGCTCACCGGCTACATGGGCTGCGTGGTTCACGAACACCAAGACGGTGCCGCAAGCGGCAAGAACAACCGGATTGCGACCATCACGGGCGTCATCTGATTGTGACCTCTTGGTGCGACTGACGAAAAGGAGTGATACACATGCCTCAAAACAGGAAGTTTCAGAACTTCATCGCGAACAAGTTCATGGCCGATGATTCCGTCGGTGCATCCGAACTGATTGACGATTCTGTGGGTAACGCCGCTCTTGCCGCAGGTGCGGTCAAGCACCTAAAAGTCACTTACGACTTTGATGACGACGGTGGAGACATTTCCTCTATCACCATCGGAAGTCTGCCGGACAAGGCAATTGTGGTCCGTGGACACGCTGAGGTCGAAGCGGCGGTTGAATCCGGCGGTAACGCTACTGTTGCTTTGGGAATTGTCGCAAACACGGACGCATTTGTGGCCGCTACGGCCAAGACAAGCCTTGGTCTGGACGCGGTTCTTTCTACCTCCAACGATTTGCCCCTGAAGATGGCCGGTGAAACGCCCGTTCTCTTGACCGTGGCGGTTGCTGCTCTTACCGCAGGCAAAATCAACCTCTTTGTTGAATACTACGAGGGTGCTTGAAATGGACGAGTGGACGGATAAGAACGGCGACCTTTACCGCCTCATCCCCGACTCCAACCCCCCGGCGTATGAACTCGTCAAGAAGGCCAAGAAGGCCTCGACCCGCAAGAAGAAGGCGGGGGCGGACGAGTGAGCAAAACCTCCTTGGTGCGCGAACTTAAGAAGCGGGGCATCCCCGTTCCTGAAGGGGCAAAGGTGGCAGACCTTGAGCATCGTCTTGAGCATTGGCTTGGTCCGAAGGGTTGGCTTCTTCGCCTCGCCAAGCCATCTTCGCGTATGCCTCAAAATCCTGTAACGCTCATTGACCATCGTGAGGCGATTTGGCTTCCCGATTCCCGAATGGCTCG